GCGGTTCTTAGCGTCTGACCTGGCACACAGGTTGCTGCTCTGGCAGTGAGGTGCGAGAGATTCTCTTCCGGGAGCCTCCACTACTCATACGAACGGCTCTTATCCTGTGCTAAAAAACGAAAGGACGCATATGATCATCAATAGGAACATTTGTAAAATTCAAAAAAAAGAGGCCAAAAGCCTCTTTTGTCTTAGTGAGCATTAACCTTTCGGTGGGTATGGATCCTTCCCATGCGAGTCGCTATCTCGAATCTGTCCGTTAGGGCGATGAATGACTAATTCGCTCCCCTGATTTCGGGATATAGCTCGCCCAGCATCAATAGCTTCTTGCTGAGTACGGTGAGTTGAAGTCACTTTTTCGTTACCTTCGCCTCTAACAGCCCATTGTCCGTTGTGAGGCACTACATGTTGTTTTTTACCCATACAAGTTACCCGCTGTGTGAAGTACACCATATGGTGCCACATTTAATTATAGACACTATATGTTGCGTTACGTTTGCTTCAAATCACATTATTAGTACTCAACCGTCACCACCTCGCAAATCACATTCGTGCCATTCCACTCTTCTTTGTAGATACTGGTGTCGATACCGCAACCAGGCTGGAACGTGTATCCCGTATCATTAACGAACTTCAGGTACTTAGCGTCTGTACTGTAGCGTCATAGTACCTATGCCCTGAGTACTTAAACCCTGCGGAACCTTGCGGTACGATCCATACCCATATGAAGATAAGGTACTTGCATGTTCAGTAACCATGTACTGTAACTCAATGCCCCATAACGGCCTGTTTAGGGAGTTGAAATACTTATCTGTGTGAATGCGTTTCATTACTAGCAGATGTAGTTTTGTTTCTTTTTCCGTAAATTTTGACATAATAACAACTTGTTTAAAGGGTAATTACCACGGAGAAAAACATGAGACTAACTGTACCTGAAATCGAATGTGACAAAGGCTTTACCCCCGAAAATGATATTTTCAATAGAAAACCCTTCAGCATCCAGCTTGAAAATATAATTGAAAATAGCGATGATGATAACCTAGTCATTGCTTTAAATGAAAAATGGGGGAATGGAAAGACAACATTTCTGAAAATGTGGGAGGCTGAAATATCTAAGCATCAGAAGTTTAATGTTGTCTATTTTGATGCTTTCCAGAATGATTTTCAAACGGACCCATTCATTGCTATAGCATCACATATATATGCAAAAATAGAAGATGAAGACGCAAAGAAAAAATATCTCACAGCAACAAAGAAAGTAGCATCCGTGCTAATGAAAACGACACTAAAGGTGGGTATTAGTGCATTAACTCTTGGGGTCGTAAAAGGTTCAGATTTCGAGGAGCTAGGCGATGATATCAGCTCAGCTATTAACGACCCTTTAGAAAATTACATTGAAGAAAAAATAACTCAACTTGATAAAGAAAATAATACACTTGAGCACTTCCGCTGTACTCTTAGTGAAATTGCCGCAGGGAAAAAATTAATTTTCATAATTGATGAATTAGACCGTGCAAGACCTAACTATTCGCTTGAATTACTTGAAAGAATCAAACATGTTTTTAACACAAAGAATATTTTCTTCGTTCTTTCTACCGACAAAGAACAATTTATGAAGGTAATTCAAAAAACATATGGTTCAATAGATGCAAACATGTATCTAAACAAATTCGTTCACCTATGGATGAGTCTACCTAAAAATGATAGTTCTGAAAGAAAATCATACGCACTCTCAAAATATATAAATTACATTAACAGGAAAATTTTAAGTAGAGATTTAAGTCTACAAACATCACTGGATGTTTTATCATATTTACTAAGAGTGAATAAATTTAGTTTACGAGATGCAGAGCGATGCTATTCACTTTTACTACTATGTAATGCAAACGTATCTAATGGATACAAGTGGGAATATCAAGTCGGTGTTGCAATAGCTGTTTTCCTTAAACTCAAAAATGAAACTATACTTGAAAACATAAAAGACAAATCAGTCACGAAACAACAGCTGATGGAACAGTTAGGCATTACGCAACTACCTGAAGATGACAACTATCATATTCTTCTAGCAGTAAATACCGAGTATCTAACTCGCGAAGGCTATGCAAAGGCAGTTAGGGAGGGTGATCAAATGATATTTCGGGATGATTATGGCCAACAACCATTAACTATATCACACGCTATAGATGCACTTTATAATATTCAATAAAAGCTTATTAACTAGCTTCCACCAATCAAGATGAACAGTACTTTCCATATTTCATCAATTGGAAGTATGGGAAGTACTACACCACAAAAAGCCAGAACTGGTACTATGACGTAATTCAATAGAATAATGAACGTCAGTACCCATCCTAAACCTTGTCGCCAGGTGAAGCCTTTACTGGTCTCTTCAAGTGTTATCTGGTTCTGTTCATGTCTATTTTGTACGTCCAACTGTTGCTCGTTTTTTTCTTTCTTCTGGAAAAAAGTTAAACCGACTTTAATTAAATCAATTATCCTTGCTATCATTCTATGATCCCCACTGCGTATACATGAAAATGTTTACCTTTTACGAATAGCTTCTTATACTCGATGAGGTATACTTGTAGTACTTCACCTTGAAATTCCCATTCCAGTACTTCGCCATCTTTAAAGGTTTGCTTTTTTTCAAAGATCACATTCATGTAACTATCAATTAGATAGTCACTGTTCTTAATGATCTTTTGAAATTTTTTACCTAGAAACATTTTATTCATTGGCATTGAATTACCATCTGGTGTAAAACCACCTAGTGTAATATCACTCGTTAATTCTTCATAATGTTGTTCAAAATTCATTTCTTGCTTATCCTAAATGATCCTTCAATTCCACTCATCACTACTCGTACACCTTTATCAACTTCAGCATAGAAATCATAAATAAGTTTACGGCGTTTCTCTGCTCGAAGACCTATCACACGTTTAGTTTTCGTTTTAGTATCTTTCTTAGAATCATCAATTAAACGTTCTTTACCATTCTTTGATTTAACTACTTTGTACTTACCACTTTTCAGACCTTTATTTAGTCCTGATATATTGCCAAATCGATCTAATCTAGCTATTGAAGTCGGGACAAACTTATCAATCAATTTCTGTTCAACAATAATATCGTATAGATATTTTGCTTGTTGATTCTTAATCATGATTGTGGCAGTGATTGAATTCTTCCCATTCTTTTTATAAAAGAAGAGTACTGATCTGGATGTAAAAGCGTTAGCACCTCTGTCTACTGAGTTGTTTAAATCAGATTGAATTTTTTGGGATAGTACGCGTGATCTTTTAATTATCTCTTCTTGAAACTGCTTTCCTAGCTTTGTTCCCTGTGTGTTTATGTACGATTTTGCGTTACTAATCCCATTGATTCTAGTAGCCATGTATCTACCTCAACCTTTCCAATAGTTCCTGAACTATCCCTAATAGGGCTTTCTTTTCTTTAGCGTTTGGTGCTCTAATCTTCGTCACTATCGCCAGGTTCAAACAATTAGGTTTAAGAATCTCATGTAGTATTAAAATTGATTCAACTAAAAGCGTTTCACGCATTGTAGGAAACGCATAAAGAATAACCTTTCTGTACTGATAACCATCTTCAATCTTTTGATTAACAATCTTTGAACTGCTTGTATAGTGTTCCCAATGATTAGTAACTGAATCCTCTTTCAGTTTTTTGACCTCTTTAACTCTCTTGTACATTTGTTTAGAGCCAATGTAAGTACTACCATCTTCAAATTGAAATTGATAAACAAACCCTACGTAATCACCATTAGTCAAAGTACGTTTATCCCAATCCTCTGTAAATTCCCATTCCATAGGGTTCTGTATATCCATAAATAAATACCTATATAAAGTTAACTAAAGGTATTTATTAATGAGTGACTTACAAACAAGATTAAAGAAATATGAAGGTACAAAAGAGTACCAAACAAAAATGAAGTACTACCGAAATGGTAAGTTTTATCCATATGCTGATAGCTTAGGTTATCAAACAATCGGCTATGGTCATTTAATTACAAGAGGTGAAAGCTATCAAAATGGTATTACGGAGGTTATAGCTGATGAACTATTACATCATGACATTGTGATTGCACAAAATAACCTAGATACTCTTGATATATGGCTTCCAAATGATTGGCGAGATTTTATGGTCATCATGATTTTCCAATTGGGTTTAACTGGCGTACAGAAGTTCCAGAGGATGTTAAAAGCGTTGAAAGAAAGAAACTACACTGAAGCAATCAAACAAGCTAAAGATTCCCGATGGTACAAGCAAACTCCAAACCGCGTAGATCAAATGATCTCTGAATTAACTAATAAATAAAAAAAGGCAAGCACGATAAATGTAGCTTGCCTTTTTTACTTATTGTTTCTGTTCTAGGATTGTAATAATTTTCTCAATTTTAACATCTAAATCATGAATCTGAGATTCAAGTTTAGTAAGTGAATCCCTCATTTTATCTTGATCCGTTTCAATACGTAAAATACTTGATTCCTGTACTGCCTGTTTAGTTTCAATATCACTAACACGGGTAAGTAATTCATCAGTATCTTTTGTATTATCTCGAAAAATAGAGTATAGAAATACACCGCCAGAAATAACAAGAGCCAAAATAGTACCAATATCCATTAGTAAATATTCCTTATTGTTATTATTATGTAGTTATTTATAATTAGTATCCGGTGAAAGTGGCTAAAGCAATCTGAATACCATTATTACCCATAGCTTGGGTATATGATCGTTGTAATTTATTAATATACTGAAAACTAAATGAAGTACTGGAATTGCGTTTAATTACTAAACCTGAATAACCTAATACCGTTCCATCATCCGAAACGTTACCCGGACATTGTGACCAACAAAACCACGGATTAGCAACCGGAGAAGTCACCGTAACTACGCTAGATAGATCCACACCGGCACCAGCCGATAAGAATCCGACTATACGAGGCATTGTAGCAGCACTCGCAGCAGACCATATAAGAGTACCCGAAGCATTATATACATCCAGATAACCAGAAGTAGGCGTAGCTGTATGTGTACTTGTCATGAATCGTCCAGAATTAGGCATAAACAGATAAGCACCAGGAAAACACCAGGCACCATCTGTTTGTAGTTGAAACCAGTACTGAGTAGTGTTTCTATTAACTATTACATTACTATTCAAAAAACCAAGAGCACCACCATTACCAAAGGCACAAGTAATACCAGTGTAGTAGCCTTGATCAGTTAATGTACCCATAGCTTTTACACCACCATTCATAATTGATTTGTTAGTACTGTCTATGGTTAAAGCACCCGCTGAATTATAAACCTCAAAACCTGACATATTACGCCGCCCATTTATATACGTTGAATGAATATGTACCAGAAGCAGGGAAATTGCCAGGTAGATAAATTGCCGTGAATGAACCATTATTACAAAATGCAGACCAATCATTAAAATTGTCTGATGCAGGTGCGTAATGTACGAACCATCCTGTAGTTTTCATATTTGGTACTGTAACGGTATAGCTAGCAGTACTTGAAATTACATTGATATTATATGTACCCATATAACGTATATTATAATCTGTAAGATCTACAACAAGCACACCCGCAGAATTCCAACATTGTAAGCCTTGTGCCATATTTAAATCCTTTTAAAAGCATAGGTGCCTGATCGCCCCTACAATATTTATTACCACAAACCCATTCTTACACGTAGAGTATTATTATTATCATATATTTGAATGATGTTATTACTGATTACCATTCTGCCAGTTCCCCCACTACCATTAATATATAAAGTACCAGCCTTGTTAATCTGCCAACCTGAGGTATTTGATACATAATTAGTACTTTGTAAGGTATTTGCGATGGAACCCGAGTCTATACTGCCATCAATTATGTGGGCATTGTTTATTTGAGCAGCCCCAATCTTAGCACTAGTAATAGCACCATTTGCTATATAAGCAGAACCTAAAGAACCTTCCTGTATCATTGCTGTTTTTATATAAGTAGTACCGTTAACTATCGCAAATGGAGCAGTACCACCAACCGTAGCTGTATCAGTACCTGAAACGATAAACTTGTTAGCAGCAACATATAGAGCAGAGTTAGTACTAGCACCTTGTGAAGCAATCAGACGTATACCAGCTACAGTACCATTAGCATTAACGGATAATGAATACTGAGAATCTACAGTACTTGCCGTTGCCTTAGTTGCCATTTGGGTATTAACTGTTGCAATCTGTCCATTAACATCACTACGTAGCTGTGTTACTGCGTTTGTTTGGGCGGAGTTATTGCTAGTTACCGTTTGTGATAATGTCTGAATACTTGATTTATTTCCATCGGCTGTACTTTCTACCGTTGATAATCTTTGAGAAAGTGAACTATCAACATCAGCAATTTGTGTACTTAGTGTTTGTTCGCTTGCTGTAATCTTATCATTTGTACGTGCTTCTGATTGACTGATTACAGTACTGGTATTGTTATTCGCGATTGCTACAGCATCATTTAACGTATCAGTTAGACGATCATCTAAATCAAGAACGCCATTAATAGCATCAGCATCTTCTTGTGTAAATTGATACTTAGAGTTAATAGAAATTGTCTGTACTGGACAATATTGAATGTTGTCAGTACCGAGTACATCAAAGAACCCCATTTTAACTTGATATGTACCATCAGTTATATTTGGTATACTGTCAAATTCAGGTGCGTAACTTGTGTAGAGTTTAGTAGTAGTACCGGAAACAATACTGATAACAGCACCAGCATAATCACGTTCAGTTGATTTAGTCCAAGAGGCAAACAGATTACCAAAACCACCAGTAAAGCTAACACCAGTTACTAAACCTGCCTGTTTGTTCTCTACTGTAATTTTAACTTCCTGTGAGTATGTACCAGTGTTAAAACCTTGTGCGATAATACCAATAGTAGGTTTACGAACTTTCAATCTGTTTAGAGCAAGAGTTAAATTGAATGTATTGCTTTGCGTATAGAATGTATCAACTAAAGTAGTACCATTATAGATGTTAATAACATAATATTTAAAGTACTCACTAAATGAACGTCCATTAACTAATAAGTTCTTCTGTGAATCCCAACGTATATTAAAATCAGGGGTATCTGTTACAAGTGCTGATTCTGTTTTATTAGCCAGTATTACACCAGTTACAGCAGGTAAGCCAAAGTTATATGTAGGTACAATACCTGTTAATGATAAACGTGGTGATTGTAAACCCAAGTTATTATAGGCAACCACTGAAAAGTCATAGCTTGCTGTATCTGTTAAACCAAATAGTTCATAAACGGTTTTTTGTGTAGCAGTACTACCCGCATAAATCCAAGTAGAAGAACTATTAAGTTTATAGTATACATAATATCCGCGTAGGTATGGATCTTGTGAAGCATCCCACGTAAGATCAACAATCGAACCAGCAGTAGTATTACCTTTCTTAACAGCCTGTAGGTTAGTTGGTGGCAATACTGATAGTTCGGGGAAGTTAATCACACCACCCGGTGACCAGATACCCGGATCAACGCCGTCATACATCTGATCTGGTGCCTCCACCGCAGTAATAGTAACGTAGCCAATGTTCTCTTGATCTGTACTAACATCTTTATTCAGTACTTTAAATTTACCTGAAATAGCAAGTTCATCATTACTAACATCAATAGCATCCCATACTTTTAAATCCCATCCTTCACTTGTGGTAAAGGTGATAGTACGTAGGGCATATTTCGCCTTTAGAACATCAACGTTAGCCATTTTAGCTATGACTTCTTGATCGTAACTCCAAGTATAATCACGTGATAATGCGATTACTTGCCCGTCATGCTGTATAGCTTCATCAATGGAAATATCAGAAGGAATACGTACTACATCAGTTGTGTACATTGATTGTGGGTTAGTATACTTACAATCTACTGTATTGAAATAATCAGTACCGCCTGAAGTACTAATCTGTACACCACCGACCATATTACGCTCATTAAATGACGCTACAGAAACAGTTTTACGATCTGTAGTTAAGCAGATTTGCCCCGCATGTACATACATAATACCGCCAAAACTCTGACAAATATTTTCAATGTTATCCATGAAAGTACTTTGATAACTAATTGCCCCGTTTGCGTACATTTCAAAAGCATCACAATATGCCGCAGTTTCTGCGAATGTATCTTGATTGATTAGACTAGGATCAATACCCATACCATATACAGTATTGGTTAAGTAATCATAGATAATTGAAGGTGGGTTGCTACTTGCTTTAATAGTACCATCAACAAAATCAAAAATACGTTGACCTTTCATTTCTACAGTTAGTGCGAATTGGTCATTTACAAGAATGTTATTTTCAAGTGATTTTTGTGTTTTCTTGATAACAGTACTGATAGTAACAACACCTTTACCAAGAAATTTATTAGTCCATTTCGGTCCAGCGTACTGAGTAGCTAGGGATTTAGTACTTGTATAATCACCACCAAAACGTACTTCAAGTTGTAGATAATCTTTATACTTACCTGCGATAGAACTATTTGGTACTATTCCATCTTGTGTAATTGGTGATGATAGTACTGGTTCATTATCAATATAAATTTGTTCAATATGTTTTTCAGTACCCGCATACGCTACTGCTTGTTCAGAAAATAAGTATTGTGAATCTGAATTAGGTACGTTATACCAAGTTACTATACTACCAGTTAGTATAAATGAACCACCTGAAGTACCATTCTTATGTGGATATTGACCTCCAAATATTACTGGCAATCCTGTAGTCGGAGAAACTGACCTACTTAGACTATCCGATACATCCCCATAACCCGTTACCCCTACTTGAGCTAGCATAGATGTAGCAACTAAACTTACTGCCCCTGCCGTAGCACCCCAACCAACCGCAGCTAATGCCGTTCCTCCTGAAAAGTAGACCGCCGCCGCAACTACAACCGCTGTTATAATGGCTCCAAAAAAGCCGCCTAAACTCTTACCCATCTATGTGTTTCCTTACTCTATAATATGTTCCTTTTGTTGGTTTTGGCTGGAGTTCAAAACCTTCATGATCAGCAGTAACACCAAGTACACGACCTGATACAACCACTGCCATGATTAGAGGGTTATCAGGATCTAGCCAGATATCACCGTCTATTACGTGCTGTACGGGCTTACAATAGGCTTCAACTATTTCCCCTGTGTGGTTCCATCCTTCCTTGTTTAAACCCGCTATACCCTCTTTAACGTTCGTATATTGGCGGTCTGAAAGGGTTGTTGTACCGTTAATTAAATCAATTAATCGAAGTACTATAATGTTGCAATCATTAGTACCGAACTGATAAGGGCTATCAATTGCTCTTTGAATGATATTCATAATTTCGTTATGTAGATTTTTCATTATTTGTACTTCCAATTTTGATTTTGATTAACCTGACCAAGTAATGAAAAGTACTCATCACCCTTGTAATAAGATTGATATACTGAATTAGCAGCTATTAGAGCTGGTTGACGATCAAGTTTCTTATATACAGAATTGACAAATACAGTCATTTCATTGGTTTTAGCATTTGGATCTGTTACGGCTTGAATGTAATCAATGAATCCAGTAAACATAAGCATGGAATCAATAACAGTACTATCATATGGATTCAAAATAACTAACTTGATATTCATCTGAGCATCTTTAAGGAATCCACCCAAAGCAAGAGCACGTACTGAAGCATTAACGTTACTTATTTTGAAGTTAATAGCATCATTCGTAATACCCTTTTGTTCAGAATATGAAGGCAGTGACCCACTTATAATATCGGGGAAACTTGTATATTTATAACCATCAAGAGGAATATCAATTAGTGAATCAGTCCAGTGAAAACCATTAGTACCTTTTGGTAGTACATCAAAACATGTTACGAAAACGCCTAAACTCATAATATCCATTAGGCTTAGTTGTGTTTTGGTAGTACCTCTAACTAACTTCCAGTACTTGAGAAGATTAGCGTTTGTGTATGTAGTCGCGTTCATTATTGTATGTTCTCTGTAGCCTTTAGTGTGATGTTCATAATATTACCTACTGGCATTATGTAATCATTATCAGGATCTAATACAGCTTCAATCATAAGGTTGTTATATTTGATTACTTCACTTGCCTGTACTGTATTCTGTAGAGCGGGAAAGATAGTAATACTGGTGCCAGTACGCTCTACAATTCGATATAGCTTGTTATGATTAGTGAATTGAACCCATTCACCAACGGCTAATGTATTAGTACTTGTTGGGATAATCATATTTCCAGGTTGAATTAACCCAGTACTGGTAACTGAGCCAGTTTGTGTACCATGATATGTACCAGCAACACCAAGAGACAATGTAAATGGTCTACCTTGTGCGTACTGAGCTAAAAAGCTATTAACTTCAGTTAGTGCTGAAGGATTGAAATTGAGTGTGAACTGAATATTGTAGTACTGAATACCCGTTGATCTCATGATACGCTGACCTGTCCATGTTTGATTAGAGTAAATTGGTTCAGTACTTTTAATTTGAAAGTTTGTAACCTTCACATTATTTGAAAAAGATGCCATTGAAAATCCTTTTTTCCTTTATTTTCCGTCTTAAATTATTTATAGTGTTACAAAAAAATTCAGGTGATGTTTATGTTTAATGAGCACAGTTATAAGTCTTTGTTTGGCTTCACACGCAAATGTGAGATTGAAATCATCCTCAGGAATGAAGATCATGACGGTATCCCAATCGTAATCGCTCCTGGTTTTCTTACCGAAAATCAAGAGGACTGGTTAACTTATATTGAAGAAAGGATTAAAGCCCCTTTAATTTATGTTAAGTGGCGATCATCTTCTATAACACGAATGACCCAAAAATCTTTAATTTCATTGCTACCTTCTTTAGCCATACCAATCATCGGTTCCTATCGAGTACCGGCACTGTTAAGTACCATTTATTCAAGCTGGAGTAACGCAGCTAAAGAAGCATCACTAGCAGGACGTGACCTCTCAAGAGTACTCAATGATATTTGGGATGATGATGATAAAGCAATTTTCATTGGTCATTCATTGGGTGTTAGAGTAATTACTGAAGCTATGCGTACTTTAAAATATGATAATGTCTTAACTTCAATATCTATTGCAGGTGCAATTGATTCTGAAGAATATGAAAAACGAATCGTAGCTATAAACTCAAAGCGAAGTATAAAACATACTAATATGTATAGTGATAATGACGCCATTTTAAAATGGCTATATCGTATAGGTGAGTTAAACTACAAAAAAGATCCAATTGGCCTTGTTCGCTGTGATTTAGATAATGTGATTAATTACAAATCCAGCATAGGTCATACTGAATATCATGAGAAATATATTTTCAGTAAAACAATTGTCGAAATATATAACAAAGCTATAAAATCAATAAGTATCTAAGGTAATAAGTACTGACATTTGGTGTCAGTACTTATTATGTATTACGTTTAATTGAGCTTCTGTAAGCCTGTGCTACACTGTTTTGGTGTTTCTTCAACATTTCATTGAATTTCTTATCATCACCAGCTACATCACCTTGAATAATTAAAGGTGCGTTAATGGTCACATCACCTGAAGTACTACCACCTTCGTGTTTATCAAGAAACGCTGTTAGTTTCTTGTTCGCTTCTGGCTGTACTACACGTTCCCCCGCTTTCAGTACAAATGATTTGTTATCATACCCTGCTGGTAGCTCATCTATGCCGCCGTGGAATTGTCCATTTGCAGCACCTTTAGCAGTACTGATAATGTTCATACCCAATGATAGGATCTGTGCGTAGTTCGCAAGTGAAGCGGGGAATGGCGTTGCTAGTGCCTGTGCTAGTGCTGATTGGATTGATAGTACTGTCTGAGCAATACTAATACCCCTACTAAGTGCAAATGCCGCTTGAGCAGCACCGGAGGATTCACCGAAAGCCTCTACCATACCTTGGGTCAGAGAATCAGCAGTACTACCAAAGATTTCTAATTGAGCTTGTGCGTTTTGATTACTAATGGTGATTGCCTGTGCGTTATACTTAGCTGTAATTTCAGCTTTGCGTTTTTCGTAGTCCTCATGACCTTTCAAAAGTAAATCATTCTGTTCTAGTTCAGCATTCATAGCATCAGTATTATCTTTCTGTAGCTGATCAGTATTATCATACGTAAATGGATTTTCACCATTTATACGTTGATTTTGTTGAGCTGCCAGGAATCTAGTTTGACTACTATTTAATCCACCTGAAGTAATTAACGCATTAGTATCTTTTAATGATTTATTAGGATCTTGATAGCCAATCATCTGATTAACCATATCAAGCCGTTTCGCCGCACCGGATGCCAGTTGGTCACTCAGAAGTTTCTGTAGTTGTGTCTTACTTAGTCCAAGGGTTGTAGCTGATTTATTGATAACATCTACAAGTGCCTTTTGTTGTCTGTCAAACTCTAATAGCTGCCTTTCATTGCTATCAATCGTCATATCAGTAATGGCTTTATCAAGTGCTACCTGAGCAGTTAGGCGTTCACGTGTGACTTTCTCTTGAAGAGTCTTGGCCTTTGCCGCTACCTGTTCCTGTCTACGTTGTTCATCTTTTAGTTTCTTATCACGTTCAGCTTGTTCTTTTGCAGGATCTACGTACCCGCCCTTTTGGTCTAATTGAACTGTAGCAGCACTTAACGGAAGATTATTATTCAGTACCGGAGCCTTGTTATTGTTACGGCGTTCTTCTTCACCATCAAGCATTGATTGTGTTAATGGATCTACGAGGTTAAGAAATCCCAAACTATTAAGTACTTTATGTAATGCGTTTGCCTTTGTAATGTAGGTATCAAAGAAATCAGTACTATCCGGTTTCTTACTCATTACATCAACAAAGTTATTAGTTGCTACAACAATTGGGTTTAGTGCTTCAAATAGATAAGTTTTACCCGTTTGAGTAAGAGTGTTAAGGTTCTTATCGAATTCAGCATATTGTTTAGCTTGTTCATCAGTTACATCTACTGATTCTTTCGAGATCTTCAACCATGCTTCATTAGCATTTGCGGATTCATTAAGTACACCAGTTAATTTACTGGCATCACTCGCCACGGATTCAAGTAGGAATTTCTGATCCGCAACACTTGCCCCCGCATCACGCAAATCATAGAACATCTGAATTACTGCTTTTACGCCGCCCTGTGTATCATTTAGAAACTTAGTATATTTCTTTGGATCTAAACCTACAGATTTAATATCATCAGCAATACCACCACCATTACGGTACGCATCAGCTAATTTATCAAGTGTATCCTGGTTAATATCACCAAACTTTTCAGCATCAAATCCCGTTTCACGGAATGCCTTTTGAAGTTTCTGTAGTTGTTCTACTGATAATCCAGATTGTTTACTAAGTTGATTTAGTTCACGAACCATATCATTAGCTTTCAATACGAGAGCACCAACGGAAGTAGCAGCAAGGCCAGCTACGGAAATTACCCCGCCTATACCAGTACTCATACGTCCGAATGCACCCGCAATACTATCAGCACTTGAAGAAAGAGTACCCGAAGTATTACGGGAAAATGTATCTAATGAATTTTGGGATTGAGCTAATGCCCTTTGTAACCCTGTAGCATTAGCATCAATTTCTACACGTATATTATTATTTCTTGCCATTGTTTTTTCTCATCGCCTCATTTTTTATAGCCTCACCAATTGAAGAAATAGAATTAGAATGCTTCTCTTCCTTAATGGCTTTTCGTTTATTTGCCTTTTCACGAGTACTAAGAGTTGGATCGAGTACATCTAGAAAATCATAGTCTGATACTTTTAAATTCTTCTTAGCTTCAGGTGTCAAAGTACTTGAATTAAGAGACGAGTAATAACATTGATATGAGTGTTTCAACATTTCAACATGAATACCGGACGGTTCAATATAAGCATCATATACCATTAGCATATCTAGTACTTCATCATCTAAGTTAAAGTACTCATCAGGTGATAACCCTCTTTTGTTAACCATCTTACAAAAGTGTAATAACTGGCTATCACCTCTTATTTTTTTTCAAGTTCGTCTGTTACGTCTGCTTTCTTGAATAGTTTCATGATTTCATCGTGAATACGGTTCAAATGAATACTATCCATCATATTAACGTTAATACGACCATCAATATCTTCCATTGAGAAGATTGGATCACCATTTTCATCTTTAACACATACGATTAGAGTACTAGATACATCAACACATTTTGGAATATCAAGTGCTGTAGGACGGTGAATATAGATTGTTTCGCCTTCAATATCCATTGGATGTAGTTTAGGCTGTAGTTTTGATTTTAGAATTTGTAAGTTCATTTCGTTAGTCTCCAATAAAAAGAAAAGGGAAGATTTTCACCTTCCCTTTATTTATTTTATTATGGAGTTACAGTAATCAAACCAGAATCAATAGCCGCACCATCAACCGCTAGGGTAAAGGTTTTGGTAACTACTTCATCTTTGTCACCGCCAATTGTAGTACTGGAAACGAAACAGGTATACACCACATAGAAACCAGTATCTTGATCAGCGTTTTCAAAATAACTTAGTTTAATCTGACAACGTTTTTGTGTATCTGCTAGATCTTCTAGTTTTTGGTGAGTCGCATTATCTGGTAAGTAATTTACTGCTAGAGAAATATCAGGAATTGATTTAGTACCCAATAGTTTACGGTCATAAGCAGTATTAAAAGTCTTAACACTAATTACAGTACTTTCAAAACCAGAAGTAGTAAATGTGTTAACTTCAGGTACTTCAACAAAGTCAGTAGCAACTGTAGCACCAGCAGAACCTACTTCAACTTTAATATTAGCACCAGAAAAAATATCCATAGCCATAGTTATATCCTTATAAGAAAAGTTTAGTGGGGTAAAATCCGCTTACCCCGATTGTATTTATTTATTATCAAGCAGTGATTGTACTAATGCTTTTAGTTCATCAATTTGTACTTGTTGATCTTGAATAGTACTTTCTAGTGTTTCAATCTTATTAGTTTGTTCATCTTTAATAGCTGTTAATGTTTGAATAGCACCAAAAGTATCTGACATAAGTGCAGTACTTGAATAGTTTAGATAACCATCTTCAGTAGGTTTATATGTATATAAATCGTCTATTTCTGCTAGTTGTTGAGCAATGAATCCACGATCACGGCGTTCTTCATTATCCCAAGTAAACTCTACACAACCGATAGTATTAATACGTTCAAGAGCACCTGCTTTAGCTTCCACTACATTACTCTTCAAACGAATATCAGAAGATGTTTGTGTAACTGTTCCTAAAGGACCAACAATAGTACCGTTTGATTGGAATTGTGTTGTATATGCTGTACCGGAACCACTTGAATCACTTCTTGATTGAATATACACGTTACCAGCAGCAGCTAGCCCCATACTATTATTGGTTCGGGAGTTATACATAACTACTGTATTATCAGCACCGCCGTTACCAAAATACCATCTACGTTGTGCGGTATCCGTTGAATCACTGAGCATACCCATTATGTAACATGCCTGACCTGATGTAGCTACCATTCGAATAGCTTCACCATTTGCCTGCACTCTAAATTGGCCTTGATTTAACGCAGACATATACGCATTTTCTTTCCAGGTCCAACCATTAGTACCCATATAGAATCCATCCCATGAGCGTTGTTGTACGTATTTGCTTGCTGTAGCTGTAGGACGTCCACCACGGTTAGTAACTACATATGTCGTATCACTTGTAACACCACCTAAAGTAGTTTCATTCGTAGTGTAGTAAAATCCGGTCGGTGTAGTTTCATTTAGGTTAGCAATTGGAGTACTACCATTAACTGTTAAATCAACGCCAATACCATAATCACCAGGAGTAAGTAGTTTAGTCCAAGGTTTTTCTGATTTTGTAGCCTGTGGGTTTCCAGTGTCGTTAAAACGAATATACGCGTTATTAGCAGTAGTCATCATCAATTGGAATAGACGATTATTAGCATAACTAACTTGAATTCCAGCACCATTAGCAGGTGCCCATGTAGTAGCACCATCGGCATCAGCAATAAAACTATTTGTAGCATCAGCAGGTCTAGGTGTAGCAATAGTACCAACACCAAAAGATCCTTGTTGTAAGATAATATTCCATCCAGACCAAGTGTTAGTACTTCCAGCAAAGCCAGTACGAACATATATATCATTACTATTGTACGGTGTGTATAGTTGAGTACAACCAAAAGCACCGTTAGCACCATTACGCATAACTACTAATGAACCAGCTTGATTAACTGGATAATTGTTCGCAGTTGTAGCATTTGCGTTTGTAGCACAATAATAGAACCCAGGATTATTACCATTAAAGTCATTTAGGTTATCTGAAGCACCAAGCGTACTACGCTGGAATTTCATAGCATTAAGGTTAATTAAGGCATTTTCATAATCACTAGCACCAGTACCACCATGAGTAATAGCAAGATCTGTAGCGAGAGCGAGATTTGGCATTGTGACGGATGCAGCATTAATAGTTAAACCGCCCTGACCTACAGTACTTGAACCGCCTGATACCTGTAGACGTACATCATAATCATTACCAGTACCAGAACTGTGTAAATCAACATAAGCGAGTGACGCAGTTGTTAGACTACCAATTTCAATACCATTACCAGTACTTGTAGAAGCACCACCAAATGTACTTTGTGCTGAATCAAATTTATTGATACCTGTCCAGATATTATTGGTACTCATTAAGGGAACGGTAGCACCACTAGTGCCAATATCACGTACAGCAGCAGTACCAAGACCTAAGTTAGTTCGAGCAGCAGTAGCCGTTACAGCACCAGTACCGCCCTGACCTACTCCCAATGGCGACCATTGAGCAGCAGCGTTATCATAAACCCCCCATACACCATCACTATCACGTAGGACTAGTGCGGCATTCTTTGTTGGATAGTTTAGGTTAGTACTAGCACTTGTCTGTACGACTTTATCTACAGCCAAGTTAATACGGGCATTACCCGCCGATGTTGCTCCTGTTCCACCCTGAGCAATCGCTAGAGGCTTCCATGTACCATCCGAGGCAACACGAGCACCCCATGTACCATCCATAGAGATCGTAATAGCATGAGTACCACGGCCTACAGAACCATCTGTTTTAGGGTTATGCAGCTGTGAAAATGATGTGGTTTGGGTAATACGGTCAATAGTAAGATTCTGTTTACTGGTTTCAACGTTCGCTAAATCTGAAAGATTGTTAGCAATCGCAAGTGAACCAGTATCAGTACTGTTTAATACGATATTTCCCGATAGTTCCTTGCCGTTGATAGTACGTGTTAGCGGTACGTATCGACCGTCCATTTGTGTAGCGGTATAGATACGAGTCCATGCCGTTGCAGCGTTCTTTGCGAATAAACTCAATGTACCAGTTTTAGTAATGGCAAATTCAACTACACTTCCGGCATCAACCAAGCCTACACCCATCATATCAGCCCCTACAGGGTTTCCAGATTGTGTAGAAGGTACTTTGATAAAGCTGTTACCAGTTGGTGTAACTGGAGCGTACTGTGGTACATCAATGGTATTTGAACCTACGCCATAATCACCCTGATAGATTGGCAATAGTGCCGCAGCGGTCATCATACGAGCCGCTACAGTTTCGGACTGAAAAATATATGACTTAGTAACTACTTCATCCTTATCACCACCCATCATTGTACTAGTAATATATCCATTAACAATGGCATATGTGATAGTACTTTCATCCATATTCAAATCATACTGGATAATCATTTGGAACAAGGTTTGATCTTCAGCAGCAGCATCTAAGAATTGGTGCGTAAGATCATCGGGTAGATAATTAACTACAATCTGGAATGGATCAATTGAACCATCAGATAGCAGTACTGTTTTGTATTCAGAATTATATGTTTCAAAAGTATTTGATTCAGATTTAATTGTTAGTACAGGAAAAGTGTTAACCTCATTGATTGTAACGTTACCTACACCCTGTGGCGAACGGTTTCCTGTATCGGTATTGTATTGTAGGTTCAATCCCTGACCTGTAATAATGTCACTCATAGTTTATCCTTGTGGTTATCTAGTCTTTTCCGTAACTTGAATATTTATCGTAAAGGACAAGGAAACTGAGCCAGTTATTGGATCTGTGACAATATCTGATTGTTCATATGAATAACTTAGAAGTACTAAACCAGCTTCTTTAAAAGCCGCCGTTTTATTGGTATCAAAAGTACTAATAATCTGATCATATGTAATTGACGGTGCGGTATTACCGGATTCTGGTTTTGGGGAAATCAAGTACTGAATAGCAAAGTTCGCTACCTGACGTTGATTTCCAAAAGTGATACTACTCATTGAATAATCAAAGGCGATTTGTTCAAATACATCTACATCACGTGAAACAGTTAAGTTCTTTGTAGCATTGATTAGCTGTTTCATTGTATTTCGTACTTTCTGTACTAACATCATATTAGTAGTCCTCTGCGAATGACTGACCAGCAGAAGTACGGAAATAACAATTAACCATCCCTGAAAGATCATCTTCAATATTATAAATTGTGTGGTTTTCACCCTCGATAATTAGTACTGTACCGATATCAATACCAGTACTAACCATATCTGTTCTTTTCATTGTAACGAATGTTTCTACGCTTTCGATGATTCCACCCGCCGCTTCAATAGAAACGGGAAGCACCTCTACTATTCCTGTAAAAGTACTTCCCGTAGAAGTTTGGATTAATTGACCGAAAGCATTTAGAAACGTATCTTGATTAGCGTTGGAAAATGCTCTCATAGTCATAATTAAGCACCGATTACGATATTTACAAACGCTTTATCATGAGCAAGAGCAATATCCGAGTAATCCCAAACGCGATAAACGATAGTATTACTTGAACGATAAGTAGTATCATCGAAATCATATTCTGAGTTTTCCCAGTTTGCGATGATTACATTTGAGAAATCACCCAATAGGATAGTACCATCAGCAACAAATTCAGAAACTACTACACGTACTTCATCAGCAAGCCACATTTCAACCGCACGATATCCCTCTACCATTGCTTTTGCAGCAGTATTTTCAAGCACAGGGATCTGGCGTAGAGCAGATAGGGTTTTAGCGTTCATTACAGCTTTAACGCCACGCATATCTACATTAGCTTGAGCTAGTTTAGCGATAGAAGCTTGTACATCAGCAAGGGTAATAATGCCAGCGGTAGCAACGTTGTGTACTGGAGCAGCAGCAACGATAGTATCCATAGTCCATTGTTCTAGACCTTGAGCCGCATAACGCATTAGTTCAGACTGTACAAACTGTTCAATATTTGGAGCAGTTAGAATAGCTTGTTTAGATAGTGGAATAGCACCACCAAATGCAGTTGGGGTTAGCGTAACTTTAGTAAAGCTTGCAATTGAATCATCTTGTGATTCTGATTCAGAATATTTTTTGAATACCGGAGCAACACCAGCAGCTTTAGGGATACTTAGATTACCGCGACCAGCTAGGCCAGAATAAACAGTTGTATTAAGTTCACCAAGAGCAGTTAGCTTTAGTAGCTCTGGAATATATTGATCTTGTAGATCTTCAGCGACCACACCAGCAGCAGTAGTAGTATTAGTAGCTGGAACTACAGCACGTACATAACCATTAATACCGCGTTCATATGCTTCAAGAGCAGACTTATCACCGGTTTTAATGGCACGTACCATATCTTTTAATAGATTCTTATCCATTTTTATGATTTCCTTATCATTATTAGGAGTGTTTTTGATGTCATTTAATTGACGTTTGAAATCTGAAATTGAAATTCCTTTTTCAATTGCTTCAGAAACATCAATATTTAATACGTTACCGAGTGCGTTTAATTCACGCACACGTTCTGTTTCTTCTGTACTATTTATACTTTCTGGTTCTTCACCAAGTACTTTATTGAGCAAATCAGGTCGATTAGAGATAATTTCTAATAGTTCTTTATCACTTAATTCTTGTTTGATTTCTTCTGCATGTTCGATCGATTGTTCTACTAATGCCTCTTCAACTGTTTCATTTACTTCTTCAGTACTATCAACAATTGATTCCTTTTTGTTCTCTGGATTATCCATATCCATTTGACCCTCTTGAATTGTTTCACCTTCTTTATTTAGTGATTTCAATTCAAGTTGTGAGTCCATTGAACGTCCTACCCCAACTGTAGGATCGGCAGGTACTGTTACTAATGAGATTTCATAAATTTCGTAGTTAGTAACATAGATATTATTATCATCAATTTGATAATCATTAATGTTATAGCCAATGCTAATATGGGTTAGTACACCTTCCTGAATCATTTCCCATTCATCATTGGCAGTACTGCTAATTCTCAGCGTAGCTCTACCAACGCGATCAGCATCCATTCGTGCATCAACTACAGCACCAATAAGAACATCACGGTTATGGTTAAAGAGTACTGCCCCATTGTTATTAAGGCGGGTTAGGTCTGCGTTACTGGAACCACATAGAAGAATTTCGTTATAGATCTGACCGTTGATTTCACGTTCTACAGGGGTTTCTGAACAAAACGCTACTTCAATGGTACGCGATTCTGTATTAATCGCCTGTAGGGGTTTCGTTAGTTCCCTCTTCTGGTCTTTCATTTCCATCCTGGATTACTTCCTTGTTTTTATTTTGTTTATCCTTTTCTGCCTGTACCTCTGCTAATACCTTCACTGGATCACCGCCTAATTCAGCAATAACCTGTGTTTTAGATTTAATACCTGCTTCTAACTGGAGTAGTTCAGCCTGTATATCCTTTACAGGATCTAAACTAATTGGTTTTTGAGAAATATACCGAGCACAAATAAGATCATCAAAGTCTGAGAAACTTAGATTTAACTTATTATTATTTAGCATTTCGTTCTTTAACCATGCGATATAGATTGGTTTAAGTACTTTACTTATTAAAACATTAGTACGGGTACGGAATGTAGTTTGTTGTAATTTCTCAGTAAGACGACTTGCACTAAATGAAGCATTGGATGTATCAGATAATAGGGCTTGTTTTGTTACGTTCAGGCCCATTGAAATCTGATTCATTAATTCATTGGTAAATTGATCAATCCCATCAACACCATTAGTAGGTGTAACAGTTTTAATATCCTGACCTTCTGCTAATTCACCAATAAAACCAGCTTCAAAATACTCTGTATATACTGGTGTAACTTCTTCTCGTTCATCAGCCCCTAACAGATCAGTATTGGTAGTGTCATTATTATTGGTAATAAAAGCCATAGACGATGCAGATACACGTTTAGCTGTTAACGCCGCCTCGGTGAAGTGTTTAAGATCTTCCATTAATTTGGAAGTTGCAACCATGTCCGGCAATCCGCGTTCCTGACCTTGTTGATCAGCAATAAAGTAGTGACAGATTTCCGCAGCGGGAATTACTTCATAATCGCCTGTGATATAGGTATAGGTAACAGGATCGAACTTACAGAAATAGTAATTAACTGGCTTATGCCATTTATCAAACTCAATACCATTGCTGATATAATTACCATTACTCAAACGTTGATTATTTAACTGAAGCAAACGAGCCGTATCTTGAATTTCTAACTTGATGGTATTGTTGATGTTGTGGATACGGATAAAGCATTCACCATCCTGGACCCTTACCTTCTCTGCGTTCTGCTGAAACAGGTCAAAACTTAATGAGCCATCAACACTAAAACGATCAGCATCATATGCCCAACGGTCAAATAGTTTTTCAAGTTGTTCGTTAATGTAGTTAATTTCTTCTTCAGTACCGTCAATCTCTACTGAAGGTTTAACGTACAGGCCATCAGAGCCTACAACGCCATCCACCGATAGGTTCATGTACTTACGACCTATAGGATTCTTAAGTACTGCATCACGTGAGAAAGCCCTGAAGGTAGGTAGTGCTTTCATCAGGAGGAAATTGATATTGCTACCTGAGTTTGAATTGAATCCGAAGTTCATTACTGATGTGTTGCGTACTGCCTGTAGATCTCGTTTTAAGGTACTTTGTTTTAAAGAACGTTCCTGTTTAATCTTCTTAGGTTTTGTTTCTGAACTTTGATTTTTCTTATTCCAGAACATTAGCGTGTACTCCCTGGCTTAGGCTTGAAAACCGTAATACTCTTGATTGGTTTACCGCCATTAGATAAAGTACCGCCATTCATTTTCAGAAATAGAGCATTAGCACGTTTTACATAGCGTTCCCGCATTGATTCAAGCGAAGACAATGATTCACTTACAAGAGTCTTATTATTAATTGTTATTGAGTAATTAGCACCGCCAGCAATTTTATTAGCTATAACCTGATCAATTTCACTGATCATCTGTTTTAATTGGGAGTACACAGAAGTATAAAGTAATGGATTAATGACTTCAGAAGTAAAAGTACTGGCTTGACCATTAGATATTTGAGTACAGAATAATAATTCCTGTGCTGTACTCATATCTAATACAACCGTAAATTCTTTTGAAGTACTGCCATTTAAATTATCTAATGAAGTACTTTTTCCAGATGATGTAAAACTAATAACAAGAATAGTAGCAGCGGGTACTAATACCGTTAGATCCATGGGGTTCGATACCATGTAGATCTTTTCTGGTAGAAGTGCCATTTTGATGTCCTTATCTTTTACCGAACCAGTTTGATCCCATTCCAGTACGTCTATTCCGTTTTGGTTTTTGTACTGTTTCTGGTTTTGGTTCTTCAACTTTATTTATCTCGTATTTAGTTGTTTCCTGTGCTTTATACTCGCGTAACTTCCTGAATGGTTGAGTACCTAATTTTGATTGGGCAAAAGCAATAGCTGTCATCGAATAGACAAGGCAATCCAATGCCTCGTTACGCTTCTGTCCTTTCTTTAATCGCCATACCAACTTACCACCAGCAGGTTTTAACTCTTCTGCTGAAAGTTGTTCAAAGTAATCTGATGGTAAGGTACAACTAAAGCGAAGCTTCACAGGTGCGTTGTCGGCTTCACTGGATAGCATCAGGTTCAGGAGGCGGCGTATGGTGTTCTTCTGATCATGAACGTTTAGGATCTGTAGCTTGTACCCCGCCTGAGTACTGGTCTTGAATAGTTCACCAGTAGTGGAGCTGCTACCCTTGATCGGATGGTACTTACTCCAACGTGCTGTGAACGTTTTGACAGTACTGGTAGCATTTCCGTTTGAACTATCAATGAACACAGCCAGTGTTGGTACTATGCGACCTGATACAGTACTGAAATCCTGACGGCAAAACTGATCTAAATCCTTCCAGGCTGGGGCTTCAATCTTCGTACAATCGTGGGAGTAGAAAAACTCATGCCCAAGTACATAAATGTTCTTTTCATCAAAACCTACAATCGTAGCTTCAAGCCGATCTAATTGTTGGTCTACGCCGATACAAATCCCTAAAGTACTTTCAGGAATTTTATGAAGGTTAAATTCATCTTCTCGTAGGGATTCTAATTGAAGAATATCTAATTCTTTTTGATATTCGTCTTCAAAGGGTAAGCCAAGTTCGTTATTGTAAAAGGTTTGAAGATTGAAGTTATATAGAGCATCAGCAAATTTTGAAACCATTTCATTAATAGTATTCAGGGGTGAATACATTCTACTGATTTGATACCCTACTACACCTGGTTCTCCATCTGAATTAGTTGCAATCCATCGACCATTATCAACCATCTGATGCCGTGAATGTTCATCTATTTCCTCATTGCAATGAGGGCATAACAAACGAGTAGTTGTACTATCAGGAATGGATCTACCATTTTCTAATTGCTTAAATTGAAACGCAACTTGTTCCCATTCAAAAGTATATTCATGACCGCATGTGTGAGTAACAAAGTACCTACGTTTATCACTGAGGTTATATTCAGCATTGATTAAATCGTCTTTATACAAGGGAGTGGAAGATACAACAACCAGTGAATCACTACCGAAGGTACTGGTACGTGCTTCTGCCAGTTTGATTGGATTCCCTTCATCAGTAATTTCGCAGTTGCTGACCTCATCTAGCAGAACACACCGTGTTGTGATACCGCGAAGGTTCCCCGGCGTGTTGAGGTTTAACCAATAGATAAAAGTACCGTTCACCATTTGTGTTTGTTTAGAGTTGTTGGCGGCGTTCTTATCATTCTTATCGGTTACTAATGGCTTTAGTACTTCACTAGTTTCAATTGCTGGAAGAAATTTACCATCCTTGAATTTCTTCACTTCTGATTCAGAAGAACTACCAAAAGCAAAGTTACAGGGATCATTTGCCATTAGATTAAATGCTATTGTTTGGAGTACCGTTGTTTTCAAAAGCTGTGAACATGATTGAAGTACAATCTTTTTAGTACTTCGCTCTTGAGCTATATCGACACACTCGCGTTGTAGGGGAAATAAATCCCAATCAAGGCCCATATTCGGCCCGTCCACAAATTTAACTACACCATTACTAATCCACTCACTCGTTTTCTGAATCTTCGGCGGTTGTATCGTCGGTAGTACTTTCTTCAGTATCCTCGTTAATTTTTTCTTGTTTGTTTTCATCCTCTATAACTTCCATGTCATCGGGTAACTCAAATTCCATTGAGCCTAATTGGTATAATGTTTTATCAATATGCGTTCTTAATATGTCGCGTAAATCTTTAGCGTCTTGTTGAGCAAATAGCTCAAGGTATGTTTTAGAAGGGATCGCTCTCATTGCTGTTTTTACTTGAAAAAGATATTCAGTGAGCACTTGTTCTATATATGCAGTACTGACTACTAAACCCTGTTTCTCTTCAAGTTCTAATTCAGATAGTGCCGCTTCTGCCTTTAGTTTCTTTAGGCGTTCTAATTCAATTTGTTCTTTTGTATCGGTATTACGTAATGGATTTATTACGTGCTGTACTATCCATGCTCGTGTATCAGCTTCTTCAGTACCTTCCCCAATAGGCATACCATTTGCTTTCCATTGCCGTACCGTGGATTCATCGTAGCCGTACTGTTTTGCTAATGACCTTAAAGTAATCATTATTATTCCTCTTAAATGTTAAAGTATTTATCGAACATGCCGATAACAATCATTATTTAATGCATGGAATTATTTATGACCTATAAAGCCGATGCCATAACAGTTAGAACAATAATGGATCAGTTCATTAAAGATGAAGGTGTAAAAGCTAGACTCAAAATGATATGTGAAAGGGATAGAAATGATTGGGAGAAATGGTTACAAGTTGAGCTGGAGTACTTCATTACACAAAAAGAAGGTGTCCAAGTAGAAAGGGAGATTGAAGCATTTCCAGATAACCGTATGTTACGTGAAAGATATAATATGTTTATTGACCTAGCTATTAGAAAAAAACGTACTCGATTAAACTCTTATATTTTCCTTGAATTAAAATGTTCACGCAATGTTCAAGCATTGATTAATGGATTTGAGGAAGATATTCAAAAAATCAATGCAATTAAAAAATGTGTCTATGACACTCGATCATTTTGGTGTGTAGGTTTTCATTTGAATTGCTCTCCACGTAGTGTTGCAAAAATCAAGGGCTACGTGGAAGATTGGGAATATGGTTATCATGAAGTAATTAAACTTTGTGATTGTAACGATGAAGTTCAGTGTGGTTGTGAAGATAGCAGAATTGGTTTTGCAGTAATTTAATGCGGTGCGGGTAAGACTATTTCTCTCATACATAGATGATTTAACCCGCCGCTAAAAACTCGCCTTCTTTCAAATGTTCAGGGGAGTACCTTGAGATTCTATTTTCCATCGTTATGATTTAGTAATCTCAGACTTCCCTTTATGTAAATTCATCTTGAATATGGATTCGAGGTTCATTAAGGTACTCAGTAGATGTATAAGGAAAGGGACAGGATGGAATCATGAGCTATAACTCGCTCATCCTCAGTAAGCTGGATGCGGATACGTATATGGCTAACTTGCTGGATAAAAGTCTTGCTGGCGTACAGCAGCAGGGTGTAGAACAGGCTAAGTTGATATACTCGGGTGTCGAAAGGCTCTCGTGGTATAGCTCCTGCTTTTTCGATAACTACCAGGACGTGTGTACACGTTTAAAACAAGAAGATAAGCGATTCTTCAAGGCTCTTGTAGTCCTTGTTAAGCATCACGACACGATCAGAGAGATGATCGAAATCTATGTAAACTATATGTTTGAAAATCTCTCGGATCAGCGTATCAGGAACATCACTCTAACCTTGTCAAAGGCAGGGGCTGGTTTTACCACGGCCACACTCACCAAGTTTACGATTTCATACGCTATTGCTTCACTGGCAGCCTCTTCGCTTTCAATGCAGGTATCCATTAGTTCCGCTCTTACAAAGTGGAGTACTCGTGGTGTAGCTGTTGCGGGGATTTACGGCTACGTACAGGAAGCTTCTCAGGCTGTTGAACGACTTCGGCATACTAACCCACGCTACTATAGAGATCTATACGGACGTGATCTTGAAATGCTATATTTCCTTATTGAACCCGTTATCAATAAAGTAAATGTGTTCAATCAGTACCAAAAAAGTGATAACGATATTGTTTCTGATATCCTTAGGATTACGCGATGAAGAAGATGTTTAGTATTTGGTGGCAAGAATTAGTTAGACTTGTAATTCAAGTCTATATCCCTATTGGATTAACTATCATCTTTGGGATGCTTGCTGTATCCTTTTGGGAAGATTACGCTCTGATATCTACAGTCATATTCCTGATAGTTGCTTTTATTGTCAGTGACCGTATTTTTAAAAAGAAGCGTTAAGAACCCTTTCAGTACAAGATATTTACATTATTTGTTCGCGAATTTTATATGAGTAGCCCCAAAGGGGCTTCATATATGCACTACATGAAAGGTGCGTGTTTCACGCTTGTTGTTAATTCTTTATAAAGATAATTAGTATCAACCATCTTTTTTAAGATTGCATATATCTGCCCTAATGTTAATGGTGCATTTAGGTTTTGGATTTTAAATAAATCACTATCCCCCACTGTATAGAAACAACCATTATATTCAATTTCAAAATTACCGTATCCATCTGAATATTCACCTACATCAACCACAATCCCATTGATAACGAATGTAGGATAGAAAAAGCTATGACCAGCATTTTTAATTTCCCTGATAATCGTCAAGTTTGGCATTTTCTTAACTACAAAATCTCTTCCTGAATCTTTAGTGAAATTATAAAATTCCATTTCCATTTGATTTACCTCTTAATCACACCCTGCTATGAGAGTCTGTAATTTTAAATAGCTGTTCCTTGATAGAACTTATCGAATACCTATCTTTTTAAAGATTATCTGGAGTTATTGATGTTGAATTAACTCCTTCGAAACTATCATGGATTGTATCCCACTTTGATGGTATTACATTACCGATATGATCCTTATAGTAATGAAGATCCTCTATGCGTGATTCACGTACTAAACAACCAGTACTGCTATTGTCATCCTGATAGAACTTGTTATAGATACGACCGCAATCACTCTGGAACTGTGGTCGGTAGTACTTCACCCCATTACGTGTACTATCTTCAAACAACACAACAGCCTTGTTATCAACATAGCCAACATATGCTTTATCCATGAATGAGTGATGTACGTTGCTACAGGCCGTTAGCAGTACCACTAACAGTAGGTTTAGCGTTTTAATTTTTGTTTTTCTCATAGTAGTTTCTCGCAGTGTTCTAATCTTATTTGCTTGTACTCCCCCTGTACCGCCCATACCCCTGCATCCTTAAGAATCCTGTAATAGGTCTTATCCTTTACGGGTACGATCACTTTGTCGCAGTACTGTCTAATGCTCTTAATCAGTACTGGAAATATCAAACGACTGATATTTTCTTGTGTGTACCGTCTATTTAGCCTTGCAACCTCAAAATCACCTGTAACCAATGGAATAGCAGAGCCACCGTTCACGCCAAGATCATCAAGCCATTCGTTTTCATGTGTTCGGGTTGAAGTGGTCATCTTCCGGAGGAATGGCAGGTACTCTTTCGTGGTGATAGTGCCTTTACCCATGACACAAAAAAGATTGTTTTCCCTGAACCATGCCGCTTTGCTCTCAACAAGCCGAAGCTGAGTACTGAGCACTTCTTCTTCCATCCCTGCCAGTAGCCGAACACCATCAAGTTCTAAGTGACTCTGTATCTCAATTCCTAAGAGCTTTCCTTCAATACTGGTTATTGGACAAGCCCAATGATCAATAGTCATAGCATAATTCCTGTCGAGTTAACCTATTGATAATTGATCATTTTTTACATCATATCAAATACAATCGATCGATAAACGAAAATTAACCATATTTTTAGGTATAGCAAGCTGTTAGACTTAAAGAGATTTTTTCAGTACTGGATTTTGAGGATTGAGCCTGCAATACTGTATGGATGAACAGTATCGGAGAAGATTTAAATGGGTAATAAAAATGGGTATGACCCATCAGTAACAAGGGGGGTACAAACGTTCTTACACCTGGGTAGGTGGGTTATCGTTTGTTATTGGGGGAGTTCCCTGAATAAATTCTCATTTGGAGATCGTGTGTTCATCCAGAATCAGTATGGTGAGTTTTGGTTGGGTACAATCGAGCCTGATTGCTACATGCTCATTTGTGAAAAACCATTGAAGACAGTACTTGAAGGATTTTCATATTTACATGCTGAGTATGAAATGTACAAAGCCCATGAGGATAGTGATGATTGGTTTTGCGAACAAGGGGAACTCCCTTTTTAAGTTCACGTTACACCTACTCGAAAAACACAACAAACCAACCCATTTGTAGGTGTAACGTGAAAGGGGAGTTTACGTTATTCTGTGACTAATGGTAAAGTCTTTGTGCTGAATAATATGAAAACAGGATGATTTATAAATGGCTTGCAGGAAAACAAATATCGCCCTTATATCAATTGTTGTAGTACTATTAATTATTGCAATTTTGGTACTCATTAAGATTCTCTTCGCTGATGTTAATGGATTTGCATGGGGATCATTTACGGATTGGTTAAGTGCCGTTGGAACATTTGGTACTTTCATAATTGCTATCATCGCGTTAATGAAAGTACCTGATTGGATGGCTCAGAAACATTATGATATAGCTTACACTATTATTGAAAATGCTGTATATAACGATCTTTCTAATATCCGCTCAATAAGTTTTCGAGCTAAAAATATGGTATTAGCTCTAACAAGAAAAATTGTCGAAGCTGTTAGAGTTGATGGTGATGATGTTAAAATAAAATCACAAATTGATGAACTAAATCAAGACTTGGAGAGCAAAATTGATGAATATCATCGTTTATCATATGGAATCATAAATCAATTTAGGTCAATTTCACGCACTAATTATGACATTAGTGAACACGCAAGTGAAATTGAAAACTTCATTCAAATGACAACAAAACAATATGACGATATTTTCACTCGTATATATATAGCTCTTGGGGAATACGAGAGTCTTTATTTTGCTGATAAAATAGCAAAAGACATCTTTGAAAAAGAACTTAATGATATTCGTTATGACGCAGTAAAAAACAACAAACATTTATTAGACAAAGTAAATAAAGTTTACACTCAAAATCGACCAATAAAAGACTTTATAAACCACAAAAAGAAATAAAAACTTTATACTCCTGTACCATCTTATGAAAGCTTATATAATATAAGGTGGTACACCGTTCTAAATGATAATGAATAGGTAATTTATTGTAATCTTGTATTTCTGCCACATAATTCATCAAGTATTATTTGTGTTTAACAAATTAATATCACTCTTCATTTATATCAAAAGCAAGAATAGCTTCATACAATACTGTAACGCGTTCTCAGAACAGACAAGGTCTATATCTTTATATGGATTTGATCACTCTCAACTATAAAATTATTAAAGAATTATAAATCGAGAGTGATCAAAATCAGGCTACGCTACCTTTCTCGCCTTAGCAATCGCATATGTTGTACTCGCCTCCTGATTCAGTAGTTGCTCTTGAGCTTCCATGATCTCTGTTAGTTCCTGCTTCATTTCAGTATCACAGTTCACGTACTCAAGTGGTGAATCATGTACCTCCTGGATATTGAAGCTAAAGCCAGTGCGGTTCATTGATAGTACCTTACTTACACGACCATCCTTACGGTCTAACCCAGCAACAAAACTCCCCTTACCAATATTGATAAATTGATTGATAATCTCCATTGGTGATTGTGTGCGATTACTTATGTTCAAGGCTCCACCAACCTTAGACACCGTCTGACCGAACAAGTTGATAGTACGGTTAATGTCACCATCATAGTAAACATCAAACACGAACATTACGATCTTATTTGCAAGTGCTTTCTTGCCCTCAAGCGATAGGTACATACCACCATTATGCTTGATAGCATGGTTATGTATCTCTTGGTGTATGTACTGGGTTATTTCATTGCCATACTTGGTATCATTCAAATCGGCATTGAGTGCTCTCCAGTACTCTTTATCTTTCTTCAATCGTTCAAGGTATTCATGCACATCAGATGGTCTTAAACCTCGTTTCACAAAGCGTCCTATGAAGTCTTTTTGTACTTCATACTCCTCACTTTGTTTACTGAATTCTGGTACTAACCATTTACCAGCATCAATAAATGTTTCTGCTACAGTTTCAAGTACTTCAATACGTTCATCTTCCATAATCTCAGTAATTTCTTTTTTATGTTCCTTCAAGTCGATTACATCACTACGGGTTATGGGATCTTTAACAGTGAATCCATAACTTTCAAGAGTTTCACGGTATACGGGAAAAGTTTGTAACGCATATGACTCACGGATTTCAGACATAGTGTTATCTATACGAGCATAATCAACATCGAAACAGTTTGATTCATAATCCCAATAGATATTTTCATCATTCAGTTGTTTACTAAAAGTATTAATTTTCTTCATTCTCATACGTTCATCATAGAGTGAGTACTTTTCATTCTTTACTCGTGCTTCATCACGTGCCATACGTACTAAATCTTCAATTGTCGCAGGGGCAATAATTGGTACAACATTACATGCTTCAGTATAATGATATACATGAATCGTATCAGTACATCTACGCCATCTATTTGTTACTTGTTCAATACGTTCAAGGCTAACATCACCAATAATATGTACATCAGCATGTTCAATTTCATCATAGATATTAATCCCTTCGACTAAACTATTTGTACCAATAAGCCCATGATATCCCATTGCGGAAAGATTACTATCCAGATGTTTTTCTTCTACACTATGACGTTTAGTAAATTCCATATACTCCGGTTGCTGTTTATCATCAATCCTTGCTGTAATATTGATTAGCTTATAGTTTGGGATTAGTTCTGAGAGTACTTTACGAATAGCCTTTAGTTCTTTTATATTATTATGAAAAATAATCACAGGGCGTATTCCCGCATCTACAATACATTTGGTTGCGACATATGCAACATTCTTATAGCTTGGTACATAGACCCTTTGAATTTCCTTTTTAAAGGTAGCTGGTTTCTCAACACGAATATAATTATCAACCATCAAATTACTGAAGTACCCAGGTTCAATTGTGCCGCTGAGAAGGATTACTCTATAGAAACGGTTAAACTGTTCCATGAGTTGTTTGTTTGTACCTGATTTGAAACCATCAAGATATAACCCATGTGCTTCATCGATAACTAAAATGGTACGTGCTGCCTCTTCATCTGAGATACCAATGATCTTTTGCCATGAAGCAAAGCCATTAGCAACGTTATTGTAGTCCTTTTCATCATTGGACATTGTTGTTGAGTTCTGTTTCAAAATCAGTAATAGCGGAGCACCCATAAGTGTTTTGATACATTCACCTGATAAGGGATCTGTCACATCAAATGCTCCACCCGCCACGGAATGTGTTTTACCAATACCGCATGTAGCACTGATGATACTGACCTTACCAAGCGTCATTTGCGGTACTACATCACTTAACCACTGGTCGGTAGTTAACTTGAAGTACTGATTGTACTTGCTCGTATCAACCGTCTTTTCAATGGTCTTTGCTATCGGTTTCTTCTTGAGGTTCTTACATAATGCGATTTCTTCAAAATCAGGCCATTTGAAACCCTTTGGCATGTACTTGCGAAGATAGTTGATGCTATGTGTACCATTACCTGTAAATGCGTTACTGGCTGGTGTGTTGCTGTCTGGCTTACGTAAACTTTCAATGATTGAGACATCATAGATACCGATGTTCTTTAGTACCTGTCCAATGTTCCAGCACTGGTTGCGGTCGAGTGTACCGCCACGTTCCTCAACTAATGTCTGGATCACCAATTGAACTTCAACATCATCGTGATTGAAGTTGTAACTCTTCTGTGTGAAAACTTCTTCAGATTTTAATGTTGCTTCATATTCAGTAATGTCAAAAAAACGGCCTGTGTTATGAATCGCAAACGCTACAGTACCTTCAATCTTTGATGGCACGATCTGCCCCTGACTGATAGTAAATGCGGAATGGTCAAATTGCGGTTTTGGGAATGCTGCCTTAAGTGCTGGTACTCGTACTTCCCACTCATCAGAACCAATATCCGTACCAAACGGTAGAACCATGCGTGCGTTCAGTCCTGGCTTGATACCGTTACCTGTTGACGCATACATGAGAAATTCAAACTCACTGAATAGTGCTTTTAATTCCTCAATAGTTAGTTCAATTTGGTCAAAGTCAAATATAAGCCCTGATCTACTTTTCAAGTTTTCTTTTGTCTTACGACCATTGGCATGTAGTTCACCAGGTATAAACATTGGTATTAGTTTCTTATCTGTGAAAACTTCCCATGAATCGGTATCAAGTGTTGATTGGACAAAATCAGTCCATTCAATCTCATCATTAATCGCGTTAGTTTTGTGATCGACATAAAGTGATTTATCATTTATGCCATGTGTATAGATAATCTTCATCTTTTCTTCCTTTTTAATTTAAGGGTGATCTATTTAATTTCTTCCCTGTAATCACCCTGTTTATTAGAGCTTATTTGCGTGTTTTAGTAGAGCAGTGCTAAGTTTTTGATGGTTTTTATACTTAATAGATAGATATATCAGACGTTCTTTACGCCATTTCAAATACTCTTTATGTGCTTCATATTCGGTAGGATATGTACCTAAACAAATTTTTTTCCCTTCTACGCTACAATATGCTTTAAATTTCTTACCTGATGCTTCAACCCCTTTCATGTACTTACCAGGTTTAGTAGTTTTGAACAGTTGGTTAACTTCTGCGGGAACGTACATACAGTTTTGTGGTGAGTACTCACGAGAACCAGGATTGAGTATATCTTTATCAAGCTGCCAGTTTTCCTCATAATTCTTCTCATGCCAATCCAAAAATGATGTAAGGTTACTAAATTCATCACTAACATCTACATCGGTATAATCAGGATTATATAACGTCCTATCAAACATGTTATTAAATGCTTTACGTCCTGCTTTTAGATTTGGATATTTTTTATGCTTGCGTACATTTTTTAAATCATTAACTCTTTCCATTTTAAGAATCCTTTCTTTTGTGGCGAAACATCCTGTCTCACCTTTTGCTACAACTTATTAGGCGTATAGCATTAGCCCTTTTTAAAAATGATGAATTGATTTAGTAGATACTGAAAACCACTTGCCATTGTTTCTCGTTCGCATACTCCACTTTTAGATAGTTCCTGTAGAGCAATAACTTGAGCGTCAGTTAGTCGCACAGTCACACAATTAGTTTTTACATCCTTTTTGTTTTTCATTTATTTTCCTTATTAAATGATTTCGATTTCTTAATAAATTCCATGTAAAAAGAACCCTACGATGTAGGGTATCTTTTCAAGGGAAGGATAGATGAGTCACAATCTATATATTATTTATTATTTTTCTTCGAAACACGGCAGATATGTTGAAGACACTTATAGTATAGGATTTAAATCGACGTTGTTTCACGAATATTTTAACCAGTATTCTTGAAATCACAATCATGATCAAAGTACTGAATGTGTAGGGAGAATACATCACGTACTTGATACCTATATTATACCATTTTTATTTTACCCGTTTCACATAGTTCATTACCCATCGCCTTACAGTTGGTATCTTCAAAGGTAATGTAATGAGACATAGCATCATAAAAAAGATTGAACAGACTATGTATAAAGGAAATATAACTAAAATGTAAAGAATGGCTGCGAGTACTTCTATTAGAAAGTTCATTTAATGCTCCTCATAATTTATCTATAGATATTTATTCGGAGACATCAAAATCATGCTCAAACGAGAGGGTTTTGGTTGTTTTGATCACTCTCGATTTATAATTCTTTAATAATTTTATAGTTGAGAGTGATCAAATCTATAATGATAGCTTCTAAAACCACTGAGTTAATCTATCCAATCAATCAAATCTTCATTCACTACGATTTCAAAATCCTCACGCTTGAGCAGATTAAGGTACACTCCTACATCATCCAGTGTTTTTGTACGACTCATAGCTAGTGACCATAAATCAGTACCCGATGTAACTGAAGCAATGAATACAGTTTTTCCTTCTTCATTGACCGTATAAACACGTTCACCATTAGATTCTGATATGACAATCTCGTGTAGTACTCCACCACCCCCCCGCTTGTTATCAATCACAAGAACATGGGATAGAACTTCATTGAAATATTCCAACTGAACGAAAATTCGTTTTTCAAAAATCCAGTACTTTACAGATTTAAGTACTAATCTTAATTCCTTTCGTAGTTTAGCACGTAATTCAACATTCATCGGATCAAGTACTTTATTAATATCAAAGTCAAAGGCCGGGATTTCTTTGATATTTTTAGCGTTTAATATCTCTGATTCAATTTCTTCAATTCTATCTTGAACCTCAGTCAAACCAGTCATTAATGGTAAAGATGTCTTCTTACCTGCCACCTTACGTTCATTAATTTTATTCTGATAAGTTTCCTCTTCCCTTTTCAGGGTAGACAATTCTTCTCGCAACGATGCCAGCAAAAGGCCAGCATCAGACTGCCCTTCTATCATTAATTTATTGAAATCGATGTTTTTGACTAGCTGAAGAATGTTCTTCTCAATTCTTGTGTACTGGAAAGATTTGGCATCACAAATCTTCTTCTCTTCCCTGTTGCGACAAATGACGTACTTAGTTCTTACATGGTTATAGTGAATAGCGATGTTCCCCCCACAATGACCACACTTTAGTATTTTAGGGAACAGGTTTGTGATGTAATCATCTTGAGCAATTGTTATATCTTTACGGATACGATTAGCTATACCATTCCTTGATAACTTCTCATTGACTCGTTCAAAAGTGAGGTTATCGATAATCTTCATAGTAACTACTTTCTTATCGCGAAGTACTCGCAATACATTCACGGTACTCCATCCCTTGGGCAGGCGTTTAACAATTGCCCCTGAGCCAAGTCCACTTTCGTACAGTTTAAAAATTTCACGAACTACATCCGGTTCAAGTAACAGATCCTCGGCTGGCTTTTTCTTCTCCAGCATTACGCGATCCATCATTCTGTTCGCCGTTAAGAACAAGTCTTCATCAATTATTTTCGGGTAAACATTTGGTACTACCTCACCATTGTAACGCACATGTTCACCTAACAAGCGGCGATCACGTATCAGCCTAGACACCGTTACCATCTGCCACTTTTTACCGATACGCTTAACAATCTCTCCAGTACTAAGACCTTCCCGATACCACTCGAAACACTTAACAATAAGTTCAGCCTGTTCTGAGATCACCTGATACTTATTATCAACATTCCTTAACCAGTTAGGCATACGATTGGAAATCACTTCACCATTTTGTAATGCACGTAAGATTTTGTTATCCCAAGCTAACTTAGCACGTACAGACTTCATTAAAGATTCGTTGTGTGAACGGTGCTGAATCAGTTCCATGTGAATCTTCGACATGGGGTCATCTTCCCGTAACACAAGGTTTGTAGAAATGTCGTGAATCTCTATCCCACTATTCACGATGAACTGGATAGTACTTTCAGCCCAGCTAGATCGGCGTGAAAGTCTATCAAGACTGATTACAATAAGTGCGTCTCCTTTGCCGTACTTGCGATCCCGCACATCCTGTAAAAATTTACCAAGATTCGACGCAGCTGAAATGTTGGCATTTTTGTATGCCGATAATCCTGCATCCTGTATAAAAATCCTGTCAGTACTGAATTTTCCAGCATTTCGGTCTAAATATGCTGTCAAAGATGACCGTTGGTCGTCCAAACCATTTGCCATCACTGCTTGATAGATTGTTGAAACTCTCTCATAACATATAGGACGGAGCATTTTTTATCCCGTTGAAGAATTAAGCTAAAAGTGCTGATTCACAAATGTTCCCAGATTATACAAAAGGACGGCATGCCATGAATATATTCGATCACTATCGCCAGCGTTATGAAGCTGCCAAGGACGAAGAGTTCACACTGCAGGAGTTTCTTACCATTTGTCGGCAAGATCGCAGTGCCTATGCCAATG